CAGTACGCCTATTGCTTGGTCAATATGGTGGCCTATCACGCCTGCAACACCGATGACCGAATTGACCTAAAAATCATGCAAGGTACGCTGATTCAGAATCAACGGGCAGAGCTGGCGCTGGACGCAATGCGCGAGGGTTGCAGCCACATCCTGTTCATTGACTCTGACATGACATTCCCGCAGGACATGATCCAGCGGCTGATGGCGCATGACCTTGACATTGTGGCGACCAACTGCGCTAGACGCAGGATGCCGACAGGACCAACTGCCAAGGTTGGCAACAAGCTAATCTACAGCACCTTGGAGGACCACGGTCTGCAGGAGGTGGACACCATTGGCATGGGCGTTATGCTGATCAAGGCAGATGTCTTCAAGAAGATGTCCGAGCCTTGGTTTGAGACTCCTTGGAGAACGGACAAGCGTGGCTACGTTGGTGAGGATGTCTTCTTCTGCCTGAAGGCTAAAGAGATTGGGTATAAAATCTACATTGATCACGATGTCTCGCGGGAAATAGGTCATGTAGGCACCTTTGAATTCCGACATGAGCACACATGGGTGGTCAAAGACCTGCAGGACAAGGAGGCATAAATGGCACTCTCTACCTACGCCGAGCTGAAGACATCAGTTGCGGATTGGCTCAATAGATCAGACCTGACAGCTGCAATTGCTGACTTTGTGACTCTTGCTGAGTCGCAAATTGAGCGCGTCCTGCGTACAAGGAATATGTTGACTCGCGGGACGGGAAACATCACCGCCGAGTACAACGCACTGCCGACAGATTTCCTTGACGGGTTGACGCTGAAGCTGACGGGAACCAACCCCATCACACCCCTCCAGTTTGAGACACTCAACAGCCTGGACCAGTTGCAAAACACTACTTACCTGTCTGCTGGCAAGCCACTTTTCTACGCCATCATCGGCAGCAATTTTCGTGTTCTTCCAGTGCCTGACAGCACCTACGCCTACGAGATTGACTACTACGCCAAGCTCGCCAAGTTGAGCGTCAGCAACACAACCAACTGGCTGTTGACTCAGGCACCAGACATCTACTTGTACGGCTCACTGCTGCAGGCTGCACCTTACTTGCAGAACGACGAGCGCATACCTGTATGGGTGGCGCTGTACACCAAGGGCATTGATGACCTACGCCTTGCTGACAACAGGTCCAATCAGGCAGGAACTATGCTTGCGCGCGCAAGAACACTAGGATAAATCATGGCAGATACCACCACCACAAACCTCTTACTGACCAAGCCAGAAGTAGGTGCCAGCACCGACACATGGGGTACTAAGGTCAACTCTGACCTTGACTTGGTGGATGCACTGTTCGCAGCGGCTGGCACAGGCACATCAGTTGGCCTGAATGTTGGAGCTGGCAAGACGCTGGCAGTTGCCGGGACGCTGACAGCTACAGGCACCACCAACCTGACATCACCAGCAGTCACCACCAGCCTCACAACGCCATCCACCACCTTTGCCTTGGTCAATGCTACGGCAACCACAGTCAACCTGGCTGGCGCAGCTACTGCCGTGAACATTGGTGCTGCCACTGGCACTGTCACTGTTAACAACACCACCTTGGCGGCGAAGGCCATCACAGCCAGCACCACGTTGGCGGTGACAGGCATCTCCACCCTGACAGGGGCAGTTGGCGCACCAGGTGGCGTGACAGGCCCAATCACTTCAAGTTCTGCAACCATCACTGGCGGCAGCATCACAGGCATCACCGACTTGGCGGTGGCTGACGGTGGGACAGGCGCATCAACAGCAGCCGCAGCACTGAACAACCTGCTGCCATCACAGACATCTGCCGCCAACAAGTATCTGCAGTCCGATGGCACCAATGCAAGCTGGGATGCAGTCACAGTCTCAACTGCCGACATCACAGGCACATTGGGTATCGGCAATGGCGGTACAGGCCAGACCAGCTTCACCAACGGTCAACTGCTCATTGGCAACAGCACAGGCAACACGCTGACACCCGCAACACTCACTGCTGGCTCTGGTGTGACCATCACCAACGGCAGCGGTGCCATTACCGTTGCCTTCTCTGGTCCAGGCGCTGGTTCAGTCACCAGCGTGGATGTATCTGGCGGCACAACAGGCTTGACCACAAGCGGTGGTCCTATCACTGGCTCTGGCACCATTACTTTGGCAGGGACATTGGCAGTAGCCAATGGCGGTACGGGAGTCGCCACCAGTACAGGCTCTGGCAGCAATGTATTGTCAACTTCCCCTACCTTGGTCACGCCTTTGCTTGGCACTCCAACTAGCGGAGTTGCAACCAACCTGACAGGCTTACCACTAACCACAGGCGTCACTGGCACACTGCCAATTGCCAATGGCGGTACAGGCGCAACCACTCTGGCGGCGGCTAATATTCCTGTTCTAAATGTTGCCAATACCTTTACAGGTACTCAGACATTCAGCGGTACATCATCAGCACTAGCGATGATTTTGAACGACGCAGCAGAGGTGGCGACAGTATCAGCAACAGCGGCTACAGGCACGATCAACTACGATGTCACCACCCAGTCTGTCCAGTATTACACCAGCAACGCATCAGCCAACTGGACAGTCAACTTCAGAGCGTCATCAGGCACATCATTGAACACTGCCATGACCACGGGTCAGTCTGTGACTGTGGCTTTCCTTGTCACGCAAGGCGCTACGGCCTACTACAACAATGTGGTGCAAGTGGATGGCACAACAGTGACTCCCAAGTATCAAGGTGGTACAGCACCAGCGGCGGGTAACGCAAGTTCGGTCGACGTCTATATGTACACCATCGTCAAGACGGGCAGTGCGGCATTCACTGTCTTTGCCTCGCAGACCAAGTTTGCATAAGGACTGATATGCCATTAGTACAAACTAGGGGTGCGGCATCAGCCCAAGGCTTTGGCGAGTTTGCACAGGCGACTGTTGCTAACTACATTGAGGATGTGTTCAGCACATACCTTTACACAGGTACTGCCTCTACACTAGCAATTACCAATGGGATTGACTTGTCTGCCAATGGTGGGTTGGTTTGGGTTAAACGCAGAAACTCAACCACAAATCATGTTCTTGTAGATAATAGTAGGCCATTAAATAAATACTTAGCATCAAATTTAACCAATGGCAACATTGGCCCCGGATGGCCTGCATTTGTATTTAACAATAACGGCTTTAATTTACCCTCTGGTAATTATGGCGAAGTAAATACAACAGCGGGTGACTACGCCTCATGGACATTCCGCAAGCAACCAAAGTTCTTTGATGTTGTGACTTGGACAGGTGATGGGGATGCGGGTCGTCAAATTCCACATTCACTTGGTAGTTCACCTGGAGTAGCAATTGTAAAGCGTACAGACACAACAGGCGATTGGAAATATACAGCATTTGCAATTGGTTCTGTACTTCGTTTAAATGCAACTGATGCGGCAGATACAGCAGGTAACCTTGCTGGTGGGTTTATTGGTAGTAGAACATCAACCACTATTGCACTTACTTCGTGGTTAGGAAGCATGTCAGCCGTAAACGCATCAGGTGGCACTTACGTTGCTTATCTCTTTGCATCAAACGCAGGAGGCTTTGGCCTAACTGGTACAGACAATGTGATTTCGTGTGGGTCGTTTACTACTGATGGCTCTGCAAATGCAACTGTAAGTCTTGGATATGAGCCGCAGTTGGTTATGTGGAAAAGTAGCACAGCAAGTGACCTGTGGCAAATTTCAGACACCATGCGCGGCTGGTCTAACCGTAGCGGTGGTAGAAATTGGCTCCGTGCTAATGAATCGGACGCCGAGACAGCTGGCGGAGATGGGTTCCCAACAAGCACAGGATTTGAAGCGCGTGGCTTGTCTGGTTCTCAAACCTACATCTACATAGCCATACGCCGTGGCCCGATGAAAGTGCCTACGCTGGGGACGAGTGTGTTCAAGCCCATGACCACAACTGGAGATGGAAATTCGGTTAGAAGTTTTACAGGAGTTGGTTTTCCTCCCGATTTAGTTTTTCCAATAATGAGAGCATCACCCGGAAATCATTATCTTGGTGATAGGTTGCGGGGTTCTCCGAAATTGGAAACAACATCAACTGTCGCAGAAGGTAGTGGTTATGTTAAATCATATGACCAAGATGGATGGACTACACAAGCAGATTCCTTTGGTAATAGTTTTGGTTTTGCATTTATAGATTACCTGTTCCGCCGCGCCCCCGGCTTCTTTGATGAGGTTTGCTATACGGGGACGGGAGTTGCAAGGACTGTGACGCACAATCTTGGAGTAGCCCCTGAGTTAATATTTGTTAAATGGAGAACTGGTGCGCCATTTAATTGGCAATGGGGTTGTTATGATGCCCCGTCAGGTGCAGGCTACTATATGCGTTTGAATTCATCTGACGGAAATGCAACATCAAGTGTACTATGGAATGATACCGCCCCAACGGCATCAGTGTTTACTGTTGGCACAGGAGTAAATACTAACGAAAATAATACAACCTATGTTGCCTACCTGTTTGCCACTTGTGCTGGTGTAAGCAAAGTCTTCTCCTACACAGGCAACGGCTCATCACAGACCATCAACTGTGGCTTCACAGGCGGGGCTAGGTTCGTAATGATTAAGCGCACTGACTCGACAGGCGACTGGTACGTTTGGGACAGCGCAAGGGGAATCGTGGCAGGGAATGATCCACACCTCAGCCTCAACACAACAGCCGCTGAAGTCACGACAGACGACAGCGTGGATACAGACAACACAGGATTTGTGGTGAACCAGCTATCAGCAACAAACGTGAACGTAACTTCTGCAACCTACATTGGACTCGCAATTGCGTAAGGACTCATCATGCAAATCAGAACAAATGACGGGCAGGTAATGTACGAGGCAGAGTTTCGTGCATACCAAAAAGCCAACGGTGGCCCAGCTTGGGACACAACGACAACCGAGGTCTTGACAGCACTCGGCGCTGATGTAGTCTTTGAAGGCCCACAAGCCAGCGGAGGCACGGTCTACCAGTACAGCCAAGCGGCTGGTGTCGAGCAGATTGATGGCAAGTGGTACACCAAGTACATCCTCGGCCCTACCTTCACCGACACAGAAGACACAACTGCTGCCGAGCAAGAGGCTGCTTACAAGGCCAGCAAGGACGCAGAGCAAGCCAAGTCGGTACGCACCAGCCGGGATGACAAGCTGACTGAGACTGATTGGCGGTTTCGCAGTGATATGACACCTTCACAGGCGTGGAAAGATTACTGCCAAGCCTTGCGAGACATCCCAGCACAGGCTGGATTCCCTTGGACCGTTACTTGGCCTGACGCACCATGACTGAGCTAGACATCCGATTGACGAGCCATGAGGCCGTTTGTGCAGAACGGTATGCTCAGATCAACGCTCGGCTCAAGCGGCTGGAAGGCGTGATCATGAAGACCACTGGCGTCTTGATCGTCTCCATGTCAGCCATCGTTTACGCATCTCTGACCTTTGGACGATGAAGTGGACTTATTTGAAGTCCTGTCCAAGTCATGGCCGATCCTGCTGGCGCTGATCACGCTGATTATCGTGCTGGCTAAACTTGATCTGAGAGTGGCGGTACTGGAAGAGAAGATCAAGGCTTTATTTGAAATGTGGAACAGGCGGGATAAATGATTGACGTAACCAAAGCCATTGGAGCAGTCGCAGCCAGCATTGCAGCCATTGGCGGCGGTTACACGCTTGCAGACAAGTTTGGTTGGTTTGACAGGGCTATCCTTGAGTGGTCACCCGAGCATTTTAAAATCACAGCGGCGGTTGGACAGCCCATCAACGTCACAGTGGCCCGGATCAAAAAGCGGGATGACTGCTCTGTTGAGAGTTTTACCCCAAGCATCCGTGACGCAGCAGGTATGGTGCACGAGGCAACGACAACGGCGAGCAAGTTCAGCGGCCCAGCGGGTCCACAGATTGACACGTTTACATACCAACTCACGATGGTGAGAAAAGAGAAGATTGCACCCGGCACAGCCACACTGCTGGCAACAATCAAGTACAAATGCCCGGAGGGTGAGCGTGTGGTTCAGTACCCCCGCCATGCTAATTTGAGTTTTGACTTAAAGGGCTGATTATGATTACTCTGTTTACTACACTGGTCAGCTTTCTTGCCGGTGGTTTACCCAAGCTGCTTGGGTTTTTCCAAGACCGCGCTGACAAGAGCCACGAGATGGCAATGGCTCGCCTCCAGACTGAGCGTGAGTTGGAACTCCGTAAAGCGGGTTTTGAAGCCCAACAGCGAGTAGAAGAGATCAGAGTAGAAGGCCAGATGATTGAGGCAGCATCAGCCGAGCGCAGCGCACTGTACGCCCACGACATAGCCATTGGGCAAGGTGCAAGTCAGTGGATGATCAATCTCCGCGCTGGTGTTCGGCCCCTTATCACCTATGGCCTGTTCCTCCTGCTGGTGTTTGTTGACGTTGCTGGGTTTGTTTACGCTTGGAAGCACGGTGTAGATTTCCAGATCATGCTGGACAACATCTGGGATGATGAGACGCAGATCATCTGGGCAAGTGTCATTTCTTTCTGGTTTGGAAGCCAAGCGTTTAGCAAGAAATGAAAGTCTCTCAACGGTGCAAAGAGATGATCAAGCACCACGAGGGTGTGCGATTTAAACCGTACCGCTGCCCAGCGCGGCTCTGGACTACAGGAGTTGGCCATGTTTTATACCCCGATCAAGGTCGTTTACCTCTGGACCAAAGAGACGCTTACCCGCTTAAAGCGGAAGATAACCGCGTATTTTCAGGA